CAATGGGTCGTGCGGTGGAGCAAGCTCAGCCGGAAGCTGGGCCAGTTATGCTCGGGTTTAATAATGCCGCTCGCCTCGTTGAACCGAAGGGCTTGTGGCAGGGTTTTGTCGATGGCGTACGGAGAATGTTCATGGCACCTCATTTTGCCATGAACGTTGTAAATAATCATTACCTTGCAGGAGTCTCAAACGCCGACATCCCTGATACGGATGTTAATGAATCTCTTTATAACTACATTAGAGTGCACATGCACGTGCATTACAAGGTAAATGGTCGTGAAGATCGCGACCTACGGCTTGAGCATTGCCGAAAATTAGCGCTGCGTTGGGCAGCTCAGAATAAGATCCCAACCCCTACATTAAGTCTTGATACAAACTGGTATCTCAAGACCATACAAATTGCTTGCGATCAGGCGGAGAACGCTCTATTATATAGTTATGTCAATCCTAACTATTCTTTCTCTCTAGCCTGGGTCGCTTTCTATTTCCTCGTCCTCCCACTGTTACTTATATTTGGGATGTACGGCGTCGCTATTGTTACAATGAAGATGGGCTACTCTTCCCCGATGGAGTGGTTCAGAGCTCCGTACCAGCTGGTTTTCAACAGCCAGCCGCGTGGCGTGAGCCTTCAATCACTGTTGACTTTAGCAGGCGAGCTCGTGGTGCATCATGCAAACCGGATAATTACATTTCTGCATTCACTTTACCGTATTTGGGTAAATGCGAACAGGAATATGTAATGAATTCGTGCTTGTGCAATGAGGCCGTAGCTTATTACTATCGCTGGTGTCGTGACACACCCGAGTTTCAGGGAAAGAAACTCAACCAGAATCTCATGAGGCAAATTATCGACGAATTAGTTGTGGATATTTGCGAACATTTTGACAATGAACCTTTTGATGTTTTTGGGTTCCTTAAGACAAAAACAGGTGCTTTAGGCCATCGTTATCGTATGGCCGCTCGAGCTATCGTTAAAGACGGGTTTGATCTCACTAGGGATAGTGACATCAAAGCATTTATTAAGAACGAAAGATATCACGAGTTAAAGAAACCGCGTGCCATCATGGGCCGCAACCCGAAGTTTAACATCTTTTATGCAAAGTTTGTCACGCAAGTTGAACAAGCGTTTTACAAGCTCAAAGGGGTTACTGCTGCGAAAAATTATGCTGAGGTTGGTGCTGAATTCCAAGAGATGGAAGAAGGTGACTTTTTGGTAAAAGGAGATGATAATGTCATGCAGATGGATGGATACAAAATGGAGGGCGATGCCACCAGTTTTGAGTCCTCTCAGCGTGACAGGGCAATGCAGATAGAACACACGGTCACTCGTCGTGTTTTTGAGCGTATGGGGTTCGACGACTTGGACTCTTACGATCATATTTTTGCACAGACCTGCATCAAGAAAGGTTCTTTCCCTAACGGGTTTAAGTTCCGCCATAAGTACACAAATGGATCAGGTGAGATGAATACCACCTACCGTAACACCATGCTAATGTATGTCGCAGTTCGTTATTTCCTGCTTGTCAACAAAGGAAAGAAAGAGCATGAGCTCGAAAATACTTTTGCATACTTCGGATTTGACATGAAGCTGATCGCACGCTATAGTGATCACGATGTCGGTTTCTGTTCAGGTAAATTCATTAAGGTCAATTCTACAACTACGTTTTTCGTTCATGACCTTCATAAATTACTAAATTCTATACCTCTGATGATCAATCATGACTTTGATGACCATTTAGATTCTTATTATTTCTCGCTAGGCTATATGTATGCTGTTCTTTATGCTGGAATTCCAGTGTACGAGGACCTTGGAAGATGGCTGATGACCTGCAAGAAGCAAGATCGATATGTCGACGTCAGAGCGTTAGAGGATAGGTATGGTTTTTATAATGAGTTTAAGTTGCGTCCTGTTTACGATCACCAAGTAGACACGACGCTAGTCATTTCTGAACTCATGGAATGTTTTGACATTTCCATGCCTGAAATTAATGCTTTACAGGAGCATTTTAAAGTACCATTGAACTTCTCTAGTGATAGATGTAAAGTTAAACGTCGAGCCCGGCCTGTTAAGCTCGATGATGATCTCAGTCAAATGTTGGCGAACTATCAAATCCAGCCTCCAACTGATCCTGAAGTTCTCAAATTCCTGCGCCAACTACGGGGGTGGCATAAGGAGTTTTATCGATGAG